GCCCCCCCCTGCCCCGCCGCGCGCGGCCCGCGGGGGGGGGGGGGGGGGCCGGGCGTCAGCAGCGCAGCTGTACAGGCCGAACCTGCAAAGGTGGTGAAAAGCCGTGCTCGAAGCCGTACTGACGTATCTGAATAATTGGTTCGCCTGGGAGATGTACGCCGGGACCTTTACTGTAACCGGGAGGAAGCTGGCGCTGCCGGATCTGGCAGAGGGACAGTATTTCCGCATTGTGGGCAGCGTGTTCAACGACGGGCTGCACCAGTACCCGGCCACGGACCTGGCGGACGAGACCTTTACCGGTGCTGTTTGGGCGCTGGCGGTTCCCAAGGCTGTGATAGCCCTGGCGGAAGAGATCCAGGCGTGGGATGAGAAGAACCGACCGGGGGCGTACACCAGCGAGAGTTTCAGCGGGTACAGCTACACCCGAGCCACCAACGCCAAGGGCGCGGCTGTCGGCTGGCAGGATGCCTTTGCCGCCCAGCTGGCCCCTTACCGCAAGCTGCGGGACACTTCCATGGTGGCCCCGAACCCAAAGGGGACGCCGCCCGCGCCCCGGAAACCGTGCTGGAGGTGAGCGCATGAGTCTTTTAGACGATTTTGCCCGGACCTGCGTGGTGCTGGAAAAGACCCGGAGACCGGACGGAGCCGGAGGCTACTTTGTCGAGTGGGCCGAGGGCGCGGAGTTTGTGAACTATCAGGCCATGGACACCTCTATGGAGGCCCGGAGGGCGGAGAAGGAGGGCGTGACCAGCGTATATTCCGCGCTGGTGCGCTCCGATTTCCCCATCGACTACAACGATTACTTCCGAGACAAGACCACCGGCCAGACCTATCGGGTGACCTCTGACCCGGAGGAGAAAGTGGCCCCCAAGTCCGCCAGCTTCGCCTTAAAATTCTTCACGGCGGAGCGGAAGGAGCTGCCGACATGACCAAGAACAAGGCCCTGTATGCCTGGCTCAACGAGTTCATGCCGTTTTACCGGGCTTCCTCCGTGCCATCTGAGCCGGAGAACCCGGAGGGGGTGTTGTTCCCCTACGGCACCTATGAGTACATCGAAGACGCCTGGGGCGGCGGCGAGGTGAGTATGACCGTCAACCTGTGGTTCCACACCACCAGCGAGGCGGTGCCGGATGAGAAGGCCCAGGAGCTATCCCAGCGCATCGGCTACGGCGGCGTGACCATCCCCTGCGACGGCGGGTACATCTGGCTCAAGCGGGGGTCTCCATTCTGCCAGAGCCTGAAATACGAGGAAGACAACAACATCAAGCGGCGGTACATCAACCTGACCGCCGAATACCTGACTTTGAACTGAAAGGAGCGATATCATGGGACTTTTTACTGTGATTCCCCAGGACACCTTTGACGGTCTCCAGCTTGACGCCGGTGTTCTGCTGAAAAAGTTTGATCCGGCCAAGGTGGCCGCCCCGGCGGATGAGGACATCATCTGCGCCACCACCGGCGGCATCAACATCAGCTGTGTGCCTACCTATTCCGACCTGGGCGAGGACGTGGACAACTGCCCGGTCAACACCAAGGAGCTGAAGCACCTGGATGGGTGGGGCTGCAAGATGTCCTTCACCGCCCTGGGCACGTCCCCCGAAAACATCAAACTTGCCCTGGGCGCTGCCACGGTGTCCACCACCAAAGTAACCCCCAACCGCGATTTGAAGCAGGCGGACTTTTCCGACATCTGGTGGGCAGGAGACCGGGCGGACGGCGGCGTAGTGGCTGCCTGCCTGAAAAACGCGCTCTCCACCGGCGGCTTCACCCTCAAGACCACCAAGAACGGCAAGGGACAGGTCTCCGTGGAGCTGACCGGGCACGTGTCCATTGAGGCCCAGGACACCATGCCCATGGAGTTTTACAGCATTGCCCCGCCCCTGCCCGGCGTGGGCGGATGAGGAGGTAGCCCATGAGACTGTCTGACATCAAGGGCGACCGCACCCTGGAAGTCATTGCCGAAGTCATTGATCCCATCTGCAATATTGCGGAGGATGACGCGGCGATGTCCATGTTCCGGCGGGAGAAGCTGCCGGAGGGCATGGAGCCGAAGAAGTTCCTTCTGGCCCGTGCGCGGAAATCGCTGCCCGTGCTGCTGAAAAAGCACAAGGGCGACATCATTGACATCCTGGCCGCCATCGAGGGCGTGTCTCCGGAGCGGTATCAGGGTGCGCTGAACCTGGTCAAGCTGTTTAAGGATGCCACTGACCTGCTGACGGATGAGGCGTTCGCCGAGCTTTTTATCTCCGCGCAGGGCGAGACCTCCTGTGGCTCTGCGCCGGAGAATACCGAGGCCCCCTCAGCGTAAAGGCGTTTGCCCGGTATGCCGTCTCCCGATGGCTGTATGAGCAGAAGGACACGGCATACCGGGTGTATGTGACCGATGCGCTGAAAGCGGTGGCGGAGAACACCGCCAAGTACGCCGGGGGCGGTTACATCAAGGCCCGGTACATCGAAATCATTGACCCGCCCCCTGAGGAGACCCGGACGGGGGAGGAGATCATAGCGCAGATGAAGGCCAAGCTGGGCCAGATCGGAGGTGAACTGGGTGAATCTACTTGACCTGTATGTAAAAATCACAATGGACACCAGCGGGTACAGCAAGGGCCTGGATGAGGCGTCCGGCAAGGCGTCCAGCTTTGCCTCCAAACTGAAAAGCGGCCTTGCCACAGCGGCCAAGGTGAGTGCTGCGGCCCTGACGGCGGCGGCCACCGGCGTGGCGGCATTGACGAAGGCGTCTATTGACCAGTACGCGGAGTATGAGCAGCTTGTAGGCGGCGTGGACACCCTCTTTAAGACCGCATCGGATAAGGTACAGCAGTACGCTGACAAGGCCTATGAGACTGCCGGCATGAGCGCCAACGAGTACATGAACACAGTGACCAGCTTTTCTGCCTCCCTGCTCCAGAGCCTGGGCGGAGACACGGAAAAGGCGGCTCAGATGGCGGACCAGGCCATCACTGATATGGCCGACAACGCCAATAAGATGGGCACCAGCATGGAGATGATCCAGAACGCCTATCAGGGCTTTGCAAAGCAGAACTATACCATGCTCGATAACCTTAAGCTTGGCTACGGCGGCACACAAGCTGAAATGTACAGGCTGATGAAAGACGCAGAGGCATTGGGCGCAAAATTTAATTCTGAGTTTTATTTGACTGAAAAGGGAACGCTCGTAGCTGATTTTGCTGACATTACCACTGCTATTCATGCAGTGCAAACAGAAATGGGCATCACTGGAACAACTGCAAGAGAAGCCAGCACGACTATTCAGGGTTCCATAGCCAGCATGAAGGGCGCATGGCAAAATCTTGTGACTGCCATAGCGGCAGATGGATGGGACATTGGCGTATATGTTGACAACTTTGTGTCCAGCGTTAAGGTCGTAGGTCAGAATGTCATCCCGCGCGTGCAGCAGATACTCAGCGGCATAGGCGAGCTGGTAACTGCCATTGCGCCCATGATCGCCCAGGAGCTGCCCACGCTTATCAGCACGGTGCTGCCTGCTATGGGCAGCGCTGGTGCACAGTTGCTGGTCGGCCTGGTGACTGGGCTTATCACCGCCCTGCCTGACCTGGTGGCGGCAGTCCCGCAGATCGTGTCGGCGCTGGCATCCGCCATCTCTGCCAACCTCCCGGCTATCATGGCGGCGGGTCAGCAGCTTTTAGGTATGCTGGGCAGTGGGATCCAGTCCGGCGTTCCTCAAATAGTGGCGCAGCTGCCGGTGGTCATAGACGGGTTCCTGGGCTTTATTACGGAGCAGCTTCCCGCCGTATTGGACAAAGGCGTGGAGATGCTGATGGAACTGGTAAATGGCATTATCTCTGGAATCCCGCAGATGCTGGAGCAGCTTCCACTTATCATTGAGTCCTTCGTGACCTTCATCACAAACAATCTACCTGTCATCCTGGACGCAGGAGTGAAACTTCTATTCAACCTAGCGAACGGAATCGTCGCCGGCATTCCTGACATGGTGTCTCAGCTGCCGAAGATTATCAAGAGCATTACCACTACACTTTCTGATAACTTCCCAAAAATCATCCGAGCCGGATTTGATCTTCTCATCAAACTGGCCAACGGCATTTTGAGTGCCATCCCAGATCTGATCTCCGTCCTTCCCCAAGTGGTGGCCGCGATTTTGAGTGGCTTTAGTTCGGCGTTTTCTGGTGTGTTCGAGATCGGGAAAAACATTGTGATGGGCCTGTGGGATGGAATCAAGAGCATGGGTTCCTGGATTGCAGAGAAAATTGGAGACTTCCTTGGTGGGATCGTTGATGGCGCAAAAGACCTGCTCGGTATCCACTCCCCGTCCCGGGTGTTTGCGGACATCGGGAAAAACATGGCCCTGGGGCTGGGCGATGGCTGGGAGGATTCCTTCGGACGTGTCCGGGACGGCATCACCCGCGGCCTGGACTTCGGCGCAGCATCGGTGGATTTCGCTTCCTCCGGGCTTGGGGTGTCCTCTGCCGGCATCATCAACAGCATGGCGGCTGGGGCAGACGCAGGGCTTTCCGATGGTCTGACGGTCAATCTTACTCTGCCGGACGGAACAAAGTTCGCCACCTGGCAGCTGCCCTATCTCATCAAGGCAGGTTCCGCTGCGGGAACGCCTATTGCGGACCCTCAGTGGGCGTAAGGAGGCAACGGTATGACGCAACTGATATTAGATTCTGGAGGCGCATCTGTTGTCCTGCCTGAGACCCGCCGTGAGTCCTATGTGGTGGACGAGGAGCCGCTGAGCCGAAACCTGGTAATGATCGCTGGAAACATGGTCAAAGAGCTGCGGGGAGATGTATGGGTCATTGATTACCAGTACGGATATTTCAATGACACCGACAAGGACCGCGTGATCTCTGCCTGCAAAAAGGGAAGCCGTGAACCTATCGTCTGCAACTTCCTGATTCCGGACGAAAATAAGATGCTGACTTCCACATTTTTTGTGACAGCGTACACACGGCCAAGGTTTTATTGGAGTCGGGATGATAAAGGGGCCGCCGTCCCTGTGTGGGGTGGGTTTACGGTCTCGCTGAGAGAGGTGGACCCCCATGATTAACGCCACAGAGGAGTACAGGGTCGCAATCGTGGGCGCTTCCCGCCGGACCCATATCAAGGCTGTAGTGGACATCAGTGACCCGGACATGACCTTTTCTGGTGTGGAGAGCAGCGGCGCGGCGGACTTTTCGCAGCCGTCCCAACTGTATGACCGAGTTATGGATCTAACACCATACGCCACTCTGGAACCCAATAGGTGGGTACTCAACGGGAAGTTTCACCTGATCCCAGCAGAGGGAGCGGCGGATCAGGTTGGATTTGTGAGTGATGTGCTCTCCGGAGAGGACGGGAGCTTTTCAACAGCTGTGTGGGTGGAGGAGCGGTTCTCTAATTTATCCATCCTTCAAGCTTGCTCCATACACTTCCCGGGTGACGCTTGGGACGGTGTCCCTGATACTTTCACCGTAGAGGTCAAACAGGGCGGCACAGCCTACTACACAAAGGAGTTTATCGGAAACAGGACCCGGGCGGTCAGCCTGAGCGGCTTCACCGTCAACAACCCGGACGCTATCCGGGTGACGGTGAGCAAGTGGAGCCTTCCGGGCCGCCGGATGCGGGTGGCTGAGATATTACCCGGCGTATATGAGGAGTGGACAGAGAAAATGCTGGTGGAGTTCAGCTCCACCCAGCAGGCTGATTTTTCCTGCATCACACTACCATATGGAACGATGAGCCTATCTTTAAATAACATCGACAAGCGGTTTGAGCCGCGAAAGAAAAATGGTCTGTTTGCCTCCATCGAGGACAGACAGGGCATTGAAACTCTGATCGGGGTCAAACTCACTTCTGGCGAAGTGGAGTATAAAAAGATTGGAGTGTACTACCAGTACGGAGACGGCTGGAAAACCTCCAACAACGATATGTCTATCGACTGGGCGCTGGTGGATATTGTAGGGCTGGTGGCAGAACGCACTTATCTTCCACCAACGACCCTGCCAACTACCCTGGAAGGCTGGATCTCCTCTGTGGCAGCCCAACTTGGGGATAATTTCAAGAGCCGCTACCACGTTGATCCAGGCCATGCCAAAAAGCCAGTAAAAGCAAAGGATAAGTCGGCGGTGACCGGAAAGAAGTGCGGGGACATTCTGCGGTGGGCCTGTATGGTGACCGGCACTTTCCCCCGCGCGGATGCTGAGACAGGATACCTGACAGCGGAACCTCTATGGAACCAGGGGAACAAAACGCTTTTGACCGCGCTCGCTGACTACCCAACCATGAAAGCCAACAAGAGTGTGGCGTCCCTTATCTTTACCCTTGCGGATGGAACTCAATATGTGGTCAGTGGCAACAGCACCAGCAGTGAAAAGACCATCAATATTGAGAACCCATTCATCCACACCTCTGCCGAGGCCCTGACCGCGGCGCGGCTGATCCTCAGCTGCTACGGCGGAAACCTGATCGAGACCACGGGGCGGGGCGATCCATCCGGAGAGATCGGGGACGTGGACACCATCTGGCTGGATGAGTCCAGCGCCACCACCGCCCGGCGGATGATGCAGACCTTCAAGATCCAGGATGGGGCACTCCAGGGCTGTCAGAGCCGGCTGCTCCAGGCGGATGGGTCCTTCCTATTCCAGGAACGGGCGGTGGTCACCAAGAGCGGATCCTGGACGGCGCCGGCGGGAGTCACTGCGCTGCGGCTCATACTTGTGGGCAAAGGTGAGGACGGGACAGCCGGAACGGACGGCACCTGGGATGAAGCCGGAGCGGATGGCGTGGATGGCCGGGGAGGCCTTGTCTGGGCCGGGACGGTATCGATCAATCCGCAGCAGTCGTTCAGTGTCCAGATCGGGGACAACTCTGTTTTTGGGCAATACAGCAGCGCAAATGGCAGCCGTTTCCCGTTTGGCTATACGGATATTGCAAGCGGCGATAGTTTTGCGCGAACCGGGGTCCAAAAGCCTGTCCCCGGCTCTGGAGATGGTGGCGCGAAGGGCCTGGGCGGGATCAAGGGCAACCGCCATAGAGAGCCAAGCTATGATTCCGAAGGGAATCCGGTCGGCTCACACTGGGAGATCGACAACTATCCTGGAGAGGGCACCGCAGGGCAGGCTGGAGTATCCGGCTGCGTCGTGATCTATTGGGACAAGGAGGGCGCATGAGTTTTGATTTTAGTTCTCTGGTGACAGATCGGACCCAGGCGGATGTGGAGACCCGGAACGACAAGGGAATCTATCAGGCGGCGGATCTCAACCGTGTCACAGCGGCGATGGAGGCGCTTGCCAATCAGTTTTCGGTTCTCGGGTACAGCACAACAGGTTATCAGAGGATCAAGGCTGTGGAGCAAGAGGCTCCGAGGATACCGGAGGGATATACGGAGTTGGAGTCCATCACAAGCTCCGGCACCCAATACATCAACACCGGGGTCAACCCAACCAGCAATACACGGGTGGAGCTGCGGATGTCCACAAGTCAATCCGGCAGCAAGACTGTGTTTGGATCAGACGTAGGGTGGACCGCAAACGGATTTGCCTTGGGTGTCAACTTTGCCCACTACGGAACAAGAAACGGGAGCTTTACCGGGCTTAACGACGGTGGGGCGCATACAGTGGATTTCAACCGGAACTCGATCTCTCTGGATGGGGCCAAGGTATTGACCCTTGGTGAGGCTATATTTGAGTTGGCATATCCGTTGTACCTCTTTTGCAATGACCGCTCCTCCGCCGCTCAGGAGCACACGAGCATGACACTGTATGCCTGTAAGATCTATGAGCAAACACACTTGGTGCGTGATCTGGTTCCGTGTAAGGATCCGGCTGGAGCGATTGGCTTATATGACATAGTGGAGGCACGGTTTTATAAAAACGCTGGGTCCGGGGCGTTTGCGGCAGGGGCAGAGGTGAGCCGGCCGGAGGTAGATCCGTATGAGTGGAAAGAGGAGTATTACCCCACTGCGGAGCAAATGGCTCAGTATATTGCCAATTTGGAGGCCCTGAGGCGCGTGATCGCAGTCCTGCCCACCACGCCAGATAAGCCGGATAGTATGGAACTGTTGGACCATATTAAAGCCAATAATATCGAGAAGATTCTGGTGGACATTAATAAATTACTGAAAAATATGCCCTCTGCCTGGGTTTACAGCGGAGAAGTAGAGTGCGGGGAGGTCTGAGTATGCAAGACAGAGTTCCAACTTATCCAGGACGGGTGAAATTGATCCCTGTATTGGGACAAGAGAACACCTATGAAATGGTTCGTGCAGACGAACCGACTCAAGAAGGGACACCGTTAAATAAAGCCAACCTACTTCAAGACTCCGTTGCTAAAATGTATGGGCTTTCAGAGTTGGCTGTCCCAAATGATGTTTTTGATTTCTTGGGGAAGTATAACCTGCATTGGTGGAAAACGAGTGGCTATATCCCGCCTTACTACACGTTGGGTGAAAAGAAAGATCACAGAATATCTGGTAGCGAGGTCTTTGATACATTTACAATCCAATATGCAAATTCAGTATCTGTGGACGATTCCGGAGTGGTCTCACTCAAAAATCCGACTTCCGCAACCATACAGTGCGAATTTGGCAGTGGCGATGCAGACGAAATCAACAAAGTTCCGACTGGAAGTTTTGTGATGTCTGATCGTTTTCCTAACGAGCACGCAATCTATTACAAGAGTGCTGATGCTTACGATGAAAAGCGGTCAGGGGCCAGTACGATAGGTACATACCTCCCTGAGCAGGAAGTGGCTGGACATCCGGCTACCCTGAATGGCGAAGGGACGGTGCATTCTGCGGACAGAAATGCATATCCGGACAACGGAGCCATTGGGAAAACCCATTACAAGTATTACGGCATTCCATTTGAAAACCTCGTAAAAACGGCCGCAAAAATTGTAGCAGGGGAATATGTTGGAACTGGAACTAGCGGATCCTCAAACAAAAACTCACTGAAATTCGGGTTCAAGCCTTCTATGGTGCTGATTACTGGTAACGGTTATTTCGGCGTTTTAACCTCAGAGGTATCCAAGTACTTCTGCGCAGGTATTAGCGACTGGAATAGTTTGGGTAAAAACGGCCTTGCTGGGTCAGTGACTTTTGACACAAACGGTACTGTGTCTTGGTACGCAACTGCAAGTGTTGGTGACTACAATTTTAGAGATAGTCCCAATATCCAGTTCAACGCACAGTCAGTCACATATTCTTATATCGCAATCGGATAAAGGAGGAGAACAGAATGTGGTATATCGACCCTGTCCCAAACGACTCAGGAGCATACAGTCCTCCGCAGTCCACGCCCTTTGACAGTGCGATCCCGCTGACAGATGAGCAGTCGGATATGCTGGTCCAGCACAACGGCTTTGTGGCCATCACCAGAGAGCCGGACCCGGAGATGGAGGGCAGCACGGTGACGGTGGTGCCGAACACCGAGGCGTGGGAGGCGTGGAAATCCTCCCTTCCGCCTCAGCCGGAGCCGGAGCCCACAGAGGCGGAACGGCTGCGGGCGGACGTGGACTTTTTGGCTGCTATGGCGGGGGTGGAGCTATGAGCGTGTACGAGCTGGCCCGGAAATACTACCCCCGGCTGTGGGACGACGCCCGCATTGACGCTCTGGTCCGGGCCGGACGGCTGACCAACGAGGAGCGCGAGCAGCTGCGCCGGGAGGCACAGGCCCCCGCCGCAGGCTAGGCAGAGGAGGCAGACATTGAGCATCCAGGAGCTATTGACAGGCGGGGGCGGGCTGCTGGTCCTGGCGCTGACTGTCATCCAGGTCGCCCCCGTCAAAATCAACCCCTGGTCCGCCATTGCCAAGGCCATCGGGCGGGCCGTCAATGCGGAAGTGCTGGCCGAGCTGGAGCGGACCCGGATCAAGCTGGACAACCACATCAAGACCGACGATGAGCGGGCGGCGGATATGCACCGGGCCAGGATCTTGCAGTTCAATAACGAATTGATTCGGAATATCCCGCATACCAGAGAGGAGTTCATCGAGATCCTAGCCGAGATCGATGGCTACGAAAAATTTTGCAAGAGGAACCCGAATTATCCCAACAGCCGGGCTACCCATGCCATAGCCAACATCGGAAGGGTGTACGACGAACGGCTACAAAAGCACGATTTCATCTAAAGATGCATAGCACTGGAAGGGGGTGAGAGATGTGGAACAGCTGTACAAGCGGCTGGGGAACCTGCTGACCATCAAGAGTATGGTGACGCTGATCCTGACGGCGGTGTTCGCCTGGCTGACCTGCTCCGGCGGGGTGAGCGCGGATCAGTTTCTGACCGTGTTCACCGTGGTCATTGCGTTCTACTTCGGGACGCAGGCCGAAAAGCGCACCAACAGCGGAACTTAACGTACCAACACAAAAAAGACATGAGAGGAGAAAGAACAATGAACGCCAATTACATCTATGACATTTTTGCCACCTGTGAGGACCTGGACCTGCCCGACCTGACCATTGCCCTGGCCCACTACCAGAGGGGCAATCCCCTTCCTGAGGGCATGACCGAGCAGGGCATCAACGAGTTTGTGGGCAACCACTACGAGGCTCTGGTGGACGCCTTCGCGGGCCACGACCGTGAGGCCTTTGCGGCCGCCGTGGAGGCGGGGGTCCAGGAGGACGAGGAGCGCGCCCAGCAGGAGGCCGGTCAGGAGGTGTGACCCCATGCTGATCTGCATCGATGCGGGTCACTACATCGGGACCCCGGGGAAGCGGTGCCTTAAGAGCATCGACCCCGGGGAGACCCGGGAGTGGACCCTGAACCGCCGGGTGGCGGACAAGCTGGAGGCCATCCTGGCGGGGTATGACTGCCGGACGATGCGGGTGGACGATGTGACCGGCAGGCGGGATGTGACCCTGTCCCAGCGGGTGGCGGCGGCCAACCGGGCCCGCGCAGACGTCTATCTGTCCATCCACCACAATGCCGGGATCAACGGCGGCTCCGGCGGCGGCATCGTGGCCTATGTGGCCCCCAGCCATCAGCGGCAGAGCGAGGTGGTGCGGGATGCGGTGTACCGCTATACCGTGGCGGCCACCGGCCTGCGGGGCAACCGGGCGCAGCCGCTGGCGGAGCAGAGCCTGTATGTGTGCAACTACACCACCATGCCCGCCACCCTGATCGAACTGGGGTTTATGGACTCCACCACGGACACCCCCGTTATCCTGACGGAGCAGTTTGCCGACCAGGCAGCGGCCGGGCTGGCGGCGGCGCTGGTGGAGGTGTATGATCTCCAGCTTGAGCAGGACGGGGAGATGACCGTCACCGCCGTGCCGGCTGGGGATCTGACGGTGGAGCTGGTGGACCGGCCCAAATGCGAGTGCGGCGACAACTGCGCCAATGCGGGGTATTTTGCCAATTATTCTGAGGGTGGGGAGCCGTTTACCCTGCCTGTGGGGCATCTGGTGGCGGACTACAATGCCTCAGGGAAATGGACGAGGCACTACTGCCAGGAGCGCGGGCGGTTCCAGTGGGACCGGTTCACGTTTGACGCTGGCCGGTGGGTCTATGCCAACCCTATGTACGGGAAGGCGATCTCCACTCTGCTGATCTCTGGCGGCAAGGCCCGGGTGGAGGAGATCCCGACGGTGCCGGAGGGGACGGACTACGCCGTGTCCGGCATCCCCGTGCTGCGGGCTGGGAAAGCCTGCACCACCGCCCAGGCCAAGGGGCAGGGCTGGGACGCCTCCCCGCTGCGGGCCACCTGGCACACGCTGGTGGGCCTCAAGGGAGACGGCATGGTATACGTCATGGGCTGGCAGTCCAGGACCGCCAACCTGCTGGACAGCGGCGAGGCCGCCCGGGTGTTCCGGGGGCTGGGCTTTACTGATGTGCTCAAGCTGGACGGCGGCGGGAGTTACTACCAGAGCCGGGACGGGGCGGTCTCCAAGACCGCGGAAAACCGGCGGATCAACAGCGTACTGCGCTGGACGGTGAGAGAGGAGGAGCCGGAGTTGACGGAGGAGCAGGCATGGCTTGACCGGATGATGGAGGACTGGATGGCCCGCAAGGCCAAGGAGCCAGCCAGCCAGTGGGCCCAGGCGGGCCTGGAGCAGGCAAAGGCCAAGGGCATTACCGACGGGACCAGGCCCCGCAGTCTGGCGACCCGGGAAGATGTCGCGCTGATGGTCAATAAGGCGTTGAGTAAGATAGAAAGGACGTGACAGTAATGAACGCAAGAGGGAAGATACCAGAATCTCTGAGGTCTCTTTTGCGTTCAGAACTTGAGAAAGCGATTTATGAGGCTGCTTTACACCGGGATGATGACCTGATTGCCCGGAGATATATGATCGACAAGTGGGCGCAGGCTGACATTGCGGCGGAACTTGGGTGGGAACGGTCTACCATATCGCGGCACATCCCACATATTTTTGAAGAGGTAGGCCGAGCTGCGGCAAAAATCACACAAATTTATCACAAGTAACACACTCCCCCTGCTGGAACGCCGCCCAGCAGGGGATTTTTTGTGCGAAAATATAGCCATGGAGGACGTGGGGATATAGGGTTGGTACACGTCGCCGCCCTCCCCACGATCCTCCTTTGATTTTTGAAAAAGGACGTGTGTGGATATGACCATGATCGAGCGGCTGATTGCCGCAGGAATGACACAGGAGTGCGCCGCTGAGACAGCTATGTGGTTCAAAGCCCAGGGGGATGACGATGGCCTTGAGGCTTATGTGATCGCACTGGAGGCCAGCCATGTGGGCCAGGCATAACGAGAACCCCGACGGGCGAAACGTGGGAGACTGCACTGTTCGGGCCATCTCCACGGCCCTGAAACAGAACTGGGAGACAACGTATGTAGGGCTGTCTCTGCAAGGCTTCCTGATGGGCGATATGCCGTCGGCGAACCATGTTTGGGGCGCATACCTCCGAGAGATGGGCTTCCGGCGGGCCGTTATCCCCGACGAGTGCCCGGACTGTTACACGGTGGCGGATTTCGCCGCAGAGCACCCCAGCGGCACCTATATCCTGTCCCTGTCCGGTCATGTGGTGTGCGTCATGGACGGGGACTATTACGACACCTGGGACTCCGGCGGGGAGGTCCCTCTCTATTACTGGTGTAAGGAGGAATGACCCATGAGCTACCCATATTACAGCGGCTATCAGCAACCGCAGTTTTACCAGCCGCCCATGCCGGACCAGCTAGCCCAGCTCCGGGGGGCGCAGTACCAACCCCAGCAATTCGCTCAGCAGCCGCCCCAGCAGGCCGGCGGGCAGAGCATGGTGTGGGTGTCCGGGGAGCAGGAGGCCATGGGCTATCTGGTGGCACCCAACTCCGCTGTAGCCCTGTGGGACAGCAACGCCCCCACCATCTACCTCAAGCAGGCGGACGCATCTGGAAAGCCGTCTATCAAGGTATTTGACCTTGTGGAGCGCACCAGCGTCCCGAGGGCAGAACAACCACCCCAGGGCATAGAGTTTGCCACCAAAGCAGACTTGGAGGCGCTTGCGGCCCGTGTGGAGGCTCTTACCGCAGAAAAAAAGCCCGCGAAGCGGGCGGCAAAGGAGGAACCGGACAATGGGTAATCCCTTTTTCGGCATCATGGGCGGCGGTGGCCGTCCCAACATGATGCATCAGTTCCAGCAGTTCATGAGCCAGATGCAGGGCAAGGACCCCAACGCCATCATCAATGAGATGGTGCAGAGCGGGAAGCTCTCGCAGGACCAGCTGAACCAGGCCCAGCAGAAGGCCCGGCAGATGCAGGGGATGTTTGAACCCCTCCGAGGGATGTTTGGGAAATGAGCAAAGTGTGTGCTAAATATTTGCTCTAAAAGTTGCAAGTTAGTCTCAAAATCCGTGGCCACGGTTTTGAAAATAAATCTACAAAGGAGATAAAGCAATGAGTCTTTCTTCTGACGGTACTGTGATGACCATGCCCGTTCAGCCCGCCTATCAGGGCAACGGAAACGGTATGTGGGGCGGCGATTGGTCCAGCTGGATCATCCTGTTCCTGATTTTCGGCCTGTTCGGCGGCTGGGGTAACGGCTTCGGCGGCTTCGGCGGACAGAACGGCGGTGTAGGCTCCGAGGTGCAGCGTGGCTTTGACCACTCCGCCGTTGTGACCAAGCTGGACGGCATCACCCAGGGCATTTGTGACAGCACCTATGCCATCACCAACTCCCTGACCAACGGGTTCAACAACACCAACATGGGCATGATGCAGGGCTTCAACGGCGTGGAGCGCGGCTTCTGCAACCTGTCCGCCCAACTTGCGGATTGCTGCTGCGGCACCCAGCGGGCCATTGACGGCGTGCGCTACGACATGGCCGCCCAGGTCTGCGACACCCGCAATACCATCCAGACCACCACCCGGGACATCATCGACAACCAGAACGCCAACTCCCGGGCCATCCTCGACGCGCTGAACCAGAACTACATCCGTTCTCTGGAGAGCGAGAACCAGGGCCTGAAGCTGGCGGCCTCCCAGGCCAACCAGAACGCCGTCCTGATGGCTGCTATGGACGCCAACAAGGCGGAGATCTTGCGCCGCACCGGCGCTGAGTGCCCCACCCCCGCCTACTGGGTCAACCCTCCCCCCCCCGTGCAGGTCCCCTGCGGCGGCTGCAACTGCTAAAATCCCATAGCGCTTGACTATTTCCATTTTGGAAATTGTTCGGCCCCGTGCCGATCTCAACAACAGCGGCGGGGCAGTAGCCTCGCCGTTTATTTTAACCGGGTCGATTTCGACCCCTTTAGAAAGGACTGATATCATGGCTGAATATGCAAATCCCGCCATCGTCAATGTAACCCCCGGCCAGAACGTCCCTCTGCTGGATGTGATCGGCGGCAACTGCGGCATCGTGCATCGTGGCGGCAGTGGGCTCATCACGCTGCGCGGCAATACCAACCAGTGCAAGGCCCGGTACCGGGTAGCCTTTGGCGCGAATATCGCCATCCCCGAGGGCGGCACCGTCGAGGCCATTACCGCCGCCCTTGCCATCAATGGTGAGGCGCTGACCACCGCTACCGCTACCGTCACCCCGGCGGCGGCCGAGAACTTTTTCAATATCTATGTGTCCGCGTCTGTGGAGGTCCCCCGCGGCTGCTGCGTGACCGTGGCGGCCCGGAACACCAGCACCCAGGCTGTTGACTTTGCCAACAGTAACATGGAAGTCGTGCGGACGGCCTGAAAGGAGAGGATAGCATGAAAGCACTGTATGATCTGAAGGAGATGCTGTCGGCGGAGCTGGAGGAGATCGCCCGCAAGCCTGAGATGTCCGCTGGGGACCTGGAGACCGTCCACAAGCTGACTGACACTATTAAGAACATCGACAAGATCTGCGCCCTGGAGGAGGACGGCGGCTATTCTGAAGCCGGAGACTGGGAGGGAGATTATGGCCGTGGCTCCAGCTATGCAAACCGTGGCAAGCATTATGTCCGGGGCCATTACTCCAGAGAAGGGCGTGGTGGTTACAGCCGTGACGGGCGGATGGGCGGATATAGCCGGCATGATGCCAAAGAGGCTATGATGGAGCAGGCCCGCGGTATGATGGATAGCGCGACCAGCGAGCGTGAGCGTGAGGCGATCCGCCGGTTTATGGCTGAGCTGGAGCGGGACTGATAGGGGGTGCCCCCTTTGCTTGACCGCAAAGAGATAGACATCGAGATTGCCCGCCTAGAATATGGTGAGAGCAGTTATCCCGCCTATGCAAAACTGGCTGACCTATATACCATCCGAAATCAGATGGATCGAGCAGAATCACCGGATTTAGGTAGTTATGAGCAGGAGCGCTCTGCTGCATCGTCATCTGGCTATGAACTCCCAATAGATGGGGACAGTGAGTTCCTGCAGGCGGTGTCTGGACGAGACGCTTCTGGAGTGTGGTCTATCATAGATGACCTAATGGATACACTGCACGCCGTAAACCCGAGGGTTTATGCTGGGGTTATGAGGAAAATTTATTCATTGCAAACCAAGCACGAGAACCCTTATCAATCAGGGAGATAGGCGAAAATGTTCCACCACCTTTTCCACCACCCAATGCATCCAAATAGGCTGTTTTCAGTTTTTTAAGCTAGCCAAAGATAGACACAAAAAATCCCCGAAACACTTGGTAGTCAAGGCGTTTCGGGGATTTCTTTGTTGCTACTCATAAGTAGCGATTTGGTGGAGACAACAGAACTCGAATCAGAATAGTTTAAATATGCAATCCATTGGGACTCTAGGCGAATCTGCTATCCTACTTTCACATTTCCACCAGGTTTTCCACCACTACCATCAAGAAGGGCGATACTTTTGTGCAGAGTTTCACTGTCTTTGTGTGTATAAATATTTGCTGTTGTTTGAATATCAGCATGGCCCATCAGCTCCTTCGCCACGTTGATAGACACCCCAGCGCGTTGGAGATCTGTACAGAAGGTATGTCGCAGACAATATGGAGTGAGGTCATCAGCAACAGGGCCGGACTCCTCTTCCATCTCTCTGATGAAACTGTTCCACATCCGCCTCATGCTGCTTTCGTTTTGCACAGTCCCGGCCTTGGTGGGGAATACCAATGAGAACGGTTTCCCGCGGGCCTCCAGGAGGCGTGGGAGCAGAGCGGCGTGTATTGGGATGTCCCGGACACCGGAGGCGGTCTTTGGGCCTTTGATGGTTCGGCTTCCACTTTCTTTTGCGGCATGAACATGGATCTCGTTGTGCTCAAAATCCACATCAGCCCAGGTCAGTGCAGCGGTTTCTCCCGGACGCATTCCGGTATAAAGCAGGGTTAGTATCCACAATCCAGCCCTGTGATGTTGAGAAATTCGCAGGATCGCAGCCCGTTCCTCCTCGGTGATGGAGCGCCGTCGGCCCTTCGTTACAGTTGGCAAAGACAGCAGTTCCGCCGGATCGTATGGGATCAAGCGAGACTGACGGGCGCGCTTAAACATCTCCTGCAACAGCATCCTCAGTTTTTTAACATGGGAAGCAGACCGGCCGGCCTCTCCGTTTAAGATCCGCTGAAGGTGGACATCACGCACATCCTTTAGTTTCATATGGCCAATGGAGCCTCTGATGTACCCATTATATTTTTCATCGTACATGGCCAGAGATTTTTCGGTCAATCCCTTCGGTTTTTTGTACAGCTCCATCCACTGCTTATACCAGGCGTTGACAGTCATGGATCCTGATACGATCTCTTCTCCCCTTTTGACCGCCGACAGCTTTTCCGCCAGTTTTGTCATGGCCTCCAGTTCGGTTTTCCCTGTGGCCTCATACTTCTTCCCGTTGTACCGGGCGGTCTTTCTGATGTATTCGCCCATTGACAATGCCTCCTATTCATTTTAAAATAGAAGGGCAGAGTGCCCGTCAAAGCGTCTGCCCCTTTTCCCTGCTCTGGTGCGCCAACACCGGGGCGGGGATTTTTATTCTATTACCCAAGAGTTCCCACAACTTTGGCAGAGGCAGGTTTTTTCTATAATGGTTTTTGTTTTTTCGTTTCCTTTTGATTTTTTCCAAACAAGGTTAGACATCCCAAATGTAGAGAGAGCGGTGAGTGTGCGGGCTGTATTGTTCACATGGCCAAGCACCCCATTCCCCTTTTTTGCAGTCTTGCTTCCCACCTCTACCATTTGAACTGTGACATTTTCGCTTCCGCATTTCGGACATACCATCGTTCATTCTCCTCTCTATATATTTCGCTCTCCAGCGAATTGGTTACACACAATATTTTTCATTCTGTATTCCGCCAAATTTATTGGAACCCCCATATAAAGAGCTACATCACAAATAGATCGATTCAGGAATGGTCTTAATTCTTCATCGGAGTAAATCATACAGACAGAGAATTGGTTTGCTTGAACCTCAAGCTTGTTCACAGAAAAGAAAGTTGAAGCCCGCAAAAATGGCGTATTCGTGTTTGGATGTAAGATGAAGTGCGCCAGTTCGTGCCCACAGGTAAATAGAGCCTGCTGCCGTTCCAAATCCTGATTTATGTGGATAAATGCTTGCCGTAGACTCTTGCTGTAATAGCCGCGAATACTGCCCAACGGTTCATACAAAACAATGATGTTCCGTCCCTCTGCAATCTCAAACGGGTCTCTTGAATTGTACTTTTTGCAGATTTGCTCTGCCAGACCCTTAATATCCACGTTATTCTCCCTCTTTACGGTACTTTTTAGGAGTAAACTTTTGCTTCGCGATTCGCTTGCTGATTTCCAGCTGATTCCGCAGACTGACTTCAAGCAGTTGCCTGGTTTCTTCGTCGATTGGCTCCCCATCAAACATCAAACTATCGATTGGGCCGTTTAGGTCTTCAATCATGGCGGATAAACGCCGTTCGATGTCGCGCTCATCCTTTTTTGTAAGGGTGGGCGCTTTTTCTTTTTCCTCTCCAGTTAATAGATAGTCCACGCTTACATTTAAATATTTGGCAATCATAGCTAACCTATCGCCGGGAAATATTCCTTTTCTTAATTGTCCTATATATCCATTTGAAAACTGAAGATCTCGCTCAAGCCTAGAGATTGGAATTTTACGTTCGGAACAAATAGCGCGAACACGTTCGACTGAGTTCATAAGTAGTCCTCCGAAATTTCGAGAAAAGCCTAAAAAACAGGCTTGACAAATTAGAGAACTCTCGATATAATAGCTTTAGAATTCAGAGAAAAGCCGAAAAGAAAAGAGGGTTCTCTATGTGTCTAGCAATTACATATTAGATTATTCTCTATGAATTGTCAAGGGATTTTCTCTAAATTAGAAGTAAAAAATGGAGGGAGGGTTTTTATTGATTTTCACAAATATCCTCGAATTATGCAAAGAGAGTGGTATCAGCGTTGCTAAGTTGGAGCGGGAAACAGGGCTTGGGAATGCAACTATCAGGGGGTGGTCAACCTCGTCTCCAACAGTTGAAAAGCTGAAAGCGGTTGCTGACTATTTTGGAGTTACTGTCGATTCTTTGCTCACAGATTCGGATTAAGGAAACGATAGTACAAGCTTAGTCCAATAAACCGGACTGGAAGGGAGGGAAGGAGATGGAAAATAAAAAAAGCGCCGAACAATCGACGCTTGGTGATGAACTGGACAAGATTCTCGGCCCAGATGAGTTCAAGTCGCTTGGGCAGGACATTGCACTGGTAATCGCGGAGCACAAGTTGACAGGGAAGCCCGAGATCTGCGAAAAAGTCTTTCGTTATATGTCACTTGTGGTTTTTGGCTGGAACCGGGTGTAGAGAGCGCAGGATTTATAATCTTTGCAGAACATGAATTTGTATTTTTGATACTGCTCATATCGAGGAAGTTTTGAGTTCTCAATAATTGGACATTCAGCCCGAAGAAACTCCCAGATGCCCGGGACTGACTCTTTGTACCAGCCATATACCGATACATCGACGTCCCACAACGGACATTTCCCGCTGTTTGCCTTGAGAATAGAGATCATAGCCATGTTAAGCCCTCCTTTGCATCCATTATACCAAACTTGCAAGGTGGCAGCAATATGAGGGCTCAGTGGAGGAGGTGAGAAGATGAGCCGATACACGACAAGCGCACAGAGCGCCCTGGGACGTGAGGTTGCCGAAAAGCGCCGCCTGATGTATGAGCGGCACGGTGGGGTGATGTCTCCCACGGACGTGGCCAGGGAGGCCGGTTATTTTGCCCGGGCGGTCAATGGGGACCGGTGGGCAGAGGAGCACGGGATCCCGGCGATCCGGATGGGACCCAGGAAGAGGGGCTATGAGACGGACCTGGTGGCGAAGGCGATCGTCCAGAGCCGTGGAATGGTATAAAAACGCCCCGCCGGATGAGCAGATCCGACAGGGCTGCAAACCTAATCGATTGCGCCGACTAGGCTTGTTGGAACAAGTGTACTACTTTTCCTTCGAGCCGTCAAGAGCCAGGAGGAAAAATTATGCTGAATGAGAACAGTACCGCTCGTGAGATCGAGCAGCAAAACGTAAATACCAAGTTCCACATGGACCGGCTGAACCAAGCACTGTATGATGTGACCTTTGGCGACATGGTCAAACTGATGGGCAATACTGTGGCTGTTATGTCAAAGATTTTGGATCGGTGGGCAGAAAGAGAGGATAACAATGAGAACCGCGTATGAGATCGTGCGGCGGATCGCGGAGACTGCCATGAGCCGCCACGGGCTGGACGCCAGGAAGCTGGCCAGCGCGGCGGGGATCAGCGAGAAAAGTATGGGCAAGCTCTTGCGGGACGAGCCTGTCAGGCTGGACCAGGAGCAGTATTTTAACCTGCTTGTCCTGGGCGGAGCGATAGAACTGGGAGAGGTGATGAAATGAATCAGACGAGGAATGAGCGGAAGCAGCGGGCGCAGGAACTGATGTGGATCGCCCTGGTCACCGCGTTTTTGTTCGGCGTCTTTGCGCTGGGCATGAGCGTCGGCATCTGGCTGACGGAGGTGGCGTGATGTTTACACCGGAAGAGCTGGCCGAGATGGAAGCCGCCGATGCGGAGATCGAAGCGGAGTTCCGCCTGACGCAGGAGGATCTGGACCGGAGCCGTGAGCTGGACCGGGAGGCGAAGTTCCGAGCCCTGCCTATGGGGAAACAGAAGGTGGCCGCACAGCAGAAGGCCTACCGGGAAGCCAACCGGGAGAAGGTGGCCGAGTACCAGAAGGCCTACTACGAAGCCAACCGGGAGAAGGTGGCCGCACAGCAGAAGGCCTACTACGAAGCCAACCGGGAGAAGGTGGCCGCACAGCAGAAGGCCTACCGGGAAGCCAACCGGGAGAAGGTGGCCGCACAGCGGAAGGCCTACCGGGAAGCCAACCGGGAGCAACTGCGGGAACGAGCCCGGAATTATATGCGGGAATACCGGGCAAAAAAGAGAGCCGCCGCAGGCGCTGTAACACCCACGACGGCAAAGAAATAGTAAGACACCCATATTATATGGGACAAGAAAGGAATCGTCAAGATGGATTTGAAGCTGATGGATCTGGAGATCCGAAATTTTAAGGGCTGTGGGAGCTTATCTCTGCCGCTGGATGGGCGCAGCGCCAGTATCTATGGGGACAACGCCGCAGGCAAGACCACGGTATATGACGCGCTGACCTGGCTGCTGTTTGGGAAGGACAGCCGTGGGAACGGCAGCTTCGAGATCAAGCCGTTGGACGCCGCCGGAGAGGTGGCGGACCATGGGGCGGTGACGGAGGTCTCTGCGACGCTGTGGGCGGACGGGGAGCCAGTGACCCTGCGCAAGACCTACTACGAGAAGTGGAGTGTGAAGCGTGGAAACGCGGACGCCACCTATGACGGGAACACCAGCGAGTACTATGTGGATGATGTCCCTGTCAAGAAGTACGCCTTTGAGGCGAAAGTGGACGAGCTGGCCGGTGAGGACCGATGGCGGATGCTGACCAGCGTGGGCTGGTTCTGTGAGGGGCTGGACTGGCGGAAACGGCGGGAGGCCCTGTTTGAGGTGTGTGGCGTGGCCTCCGACCGGGAGATCATGGAACAGGAGCCGCGCTTCGCGGCGCTGATGGAGTCCATGGGCCGGCTGAGTCTGGAGGACTACAAGAAGAAGCTTCAGGCCAAGCGTCGGGGGCTGAACGGAGCCCGGGATACAGTTCCGGCCCGTTTGGACGAGTGCAAAAAGACGGTATCCGAGCTGGAGGGGATCGACTTCACCGCTCTGGAGGAGGAGCGGGGCCAGGTGGCCGCACGGCGGGACAGCCTGCGGGGCGAACTGATCCAACTGGAGAACAACACCCTGCTGGCTTCCAAGCGGAATGATGTGGCCCGGCTTGAGAACGAGCTGGCCGCGCTGCGGAATGAGAACCGGCTGCACAGGCAGAGTCAAATCGTCCCGGTTGAGGACCGGAGGCCGGCGCTGGAGGCGGAGATCCGGGCGGCAGAGCAGGATCTGCTGCGCTGCACACAACTGGCCCAGAACGAAAAGGACCTGATGGAGCATCTGGAGGAGCGGATCGGGTGGTGCCGGGCCCGATGGTCTGAAGCAGCGGAGCAGACTTTTGATGAAACAGTGTGCCCCACCTGCGGGCAGAGGATGCCGGAGGAGGCACAGAAGGCCGCCCGGGCGGCATTCGAGGCGGACCGAAAGAGAGTCCAGACGGAGGCCGTGGAGGAGGCAGATCGGGCTAAGGCGGACCGCTCTATGGCGCAGGCCCGCCGGGAGGACGCCATTGAGGCGGGGGGCCGGGCGGAAAACGAGATCGCCCGGCTCCGGGCGGAGCTGGAGGCGTACAGAGCCCCGGCGCCCGCGGAAGTGGAGGACCTTCCCGGATTTGCCCGGCAGGAGGCAGAGCTGACCGCCACCCTGGAGGAGGCCCGCCGTCAGGCGGATAGTCTGAGCCGGGAGAACGGTGCGATCCGAACCGAGATCGAGGGGCGCATTTCGAAACTCCAGCAGCAGATGGACAGACTGGACCGAGATCTGGGCCGGAGAGCTATGTTGGACTATGCCAAAGAGCGGATGGAGGCCCTGCGGCAGGAGGCTCGGGAGAGTGGGCAGCAGCTGGAGGAGCTGGACAAGCTGTTGTTCCTGTGTGACGAGTTCAGCCGCTGCAAGGTGCGGTACATTGAGGACCAGATCAATGGCCGGTTCCGGTTGGTTCGGTGGAAGCTGTTCCAGGAGCAGGTTAACGGAGGCCTGGCCGACTGCTGTGAAGCCACGGTGGATGGGGTCCCGTACCGGTCCATGAACAACGGGTCCAGAGTGAACGCCGGCCTGGACGTGATCCGGACGCTGTCGGAGCACTATGGGATGCGGGTGCCGCTGTTCGTTGACAACGCGGAGAGTGTGACCGGGCTGCTGCCGGTGGGGAGCCAGACCGTCCGCCTGGTGGTCAGCGCGGGAGATAAAAAGCTGAGGTGTGAATATGAAAATTAAGGACCGGGCGAAGCCCAAGCTCCCGCCTGTGGAGCCGGGGGTGTACATTGCCACCTGCGTGGGCGTGGTGGATCTGGGGGAGCAGTACAGCGAGAAGTTCAAAAACTACCGCAACGAGGTTCAGTTCATTTGGGAGCTGTCCGGGGAGACAGTGGAGGTGGATGGAGAAGTGAAGCCCCGGCAGCTCTCCCGTACCTTCTCCTTCGCCGTCGGTAAAAAGAGCAGCCTGAGGGGATTCCTGAGCAGCTGGAACGGAGTGCAGTACAGCGATGAGCAGTTTGGAGAGCTGGAGGTATTTGACCAGGTTGGCCGCGCCTGTCAGCTGAACGTGGTGCTCAACGACACCGGGGAGTATGCCAACGTGGACAGCGTGATCCCTCTGCCCAAGGGGATGCCGGCGCCAAAGACGGACACAGAACCCATCTGCTGGGACATGGAACGATGGGACGACGCGGTGTTCCAGGCGCTGCCGGAATGGGTGCAGGAGAAGATCAAGAAGTCCACCCAGTACCAGAAGGAGCACACGCCAACGGACACGGTGGACTTCCCGGCTCAGGCGGAGCGAAGCGGACTTTGCAAGGACGAAGGGGGTTGTCCCATTTGAAGCTGATCCCATTGGCCAGCTCCTCCCACGGGAACGCCTATCTGGTGGAGGACGGAACGACCTGCCTGCTGATCGAGTGCGGAGTGAGCTGGAAAAAGCTCCAGAAGCTGACCGGATTCGGCGTGTCCGGCATTGCCGGGTGTCTGATCTCCCACGAGCACAAGGACCACGCCGGCTGCTATGAGCAGCTGATCCGGAGCGGGGTTCCGGTCTACGCCAGCCGCGGGACGGCGGAGGCTCTGGGATGCGAACGGCTGGAGACGCTGGAGGACCGGGAGGCGGTGGCCCTGGGCAGCTTTGACGTGCTCCCCTTCCCCACCTTCCATGACGCGGCGGAGCCTATGGGCTTCCTGATTCGCAGCCGGACGGACGGGGACAAGCTGGTCTTTGCCACAGACACGGTCAACCTGGGGTATCAGTTCCCCGGTGTGGATCTGGTGGCCATCGAGTGCAACTATGACGAGGCCGCCCTGGAGCGGTCGGAGCGGATGCCGGAGAAGGTACGCCGCCGGGTGGCCAACGCCCACATGAGTGTGTCCAGGGCCTGCGCCTGGCTGGCCGGGCTGGACAAGTCCCGGGTGCGGGAGGTGTACCTGATGCATCTGTCCGACGCCTGCGGCAATGAGTGGATGTTCCGCCGTCTGGTGCAGCAGGTGGTAGGGGATCGGGTGCAGGTTACGGTGTGCCCCAAAGAAAGGAGTCAATAAAAATGGCAGCAGCGAAAGAAAACCCGGCCGGCGTCGCCACCACGATCCGGGTCCCGGAACATCTGTTGGAGAAAATCAGAGCGCTCGCGGCTGAGATTGGAGACAGCCAGAACGGTGTGATGCTCCATCTGATGTTTATGGGGATGAAGGTCTATGAGGGCAGTGTCCAGATCAGTCTGGGTGCTCCTCAAGATACTCGATCAAAGCCCCCTCGATGAAATCTGTCAGCTGAGAGTTGATAGAACGGTGCTCGGCCTGTGCGACCTCTTTGATCAGGCGGTACACTTCGTCATCCAGCCGAAGGCTGAAAACTGTGGTGTGTCCCGTCTTTTTGAAGTAATTACGGTCTGAGATCTTCATAGCGTTACCTCCAGGTTATTTTGACATTAGAACAATATCACAGAACAGCAAAAAAAGATAGAGCTACCTTGATGTTAAAATAATATCATTTTGATATTGACACACAGGAAAGTGATGTTATAATGATGTTATTATAACATTGAACGGAGGCTGCCTTATGAACACCGATCACGCAACCAACTTTCTATTTGCTGTGGAGCAACTTCAATTCAGATTTTCGTGTGGGGTCAATGCGCTGGGGGCGATCCATACCGCCATGGAGGAAGGGTCATCATCCCCGGAATGTTACCTGGATGGGCTATTTGGCATATATCGCCATCTCTGCTATTTGAGTGACGAATTGGAGAAAAATATTTATGCCGAGCTTCAGTCGGTACGCGATGAAAAGGAGAAAAAATGAACGAATTGATTAAAGTGGACTTCTCTGGGGAGAGGCCCGCAGTCTCGGCCCGAGAGCTGCATGAGTTCCTGGGGGTGGAAACCAGGTTTAACGACTGGTTTTCCAGGATGTGTGAGTATGGGTTTTTGGAGGGTGAGGACTTTTACTCATTTTTGAGTAAAACCCCGACAGGTGGACGCCCAGCACAGGACGCCGCCCTCTCCATCGACATGGCCAAGGAGATCTGTATGCTACAGCGCAATGAAAAAGGTAAACTGGCACGCCAGTATTTCCTTGCGCTGGAGCGGGATTGGAACAGCCCGGAAAGGGTCATGGCCCGGGCGCTGGAGATCGCCCACAAAAAACTGCGGTGTCTGGAGGAACAGCGGGAGCTGGACCGGCCCAAGGTCCTGTTCGCGAATGCGGTGGCTGCGGCCAGGACCTCCATCCTTGTGGGAGAGCTGGCCAAGGTGCTGAAGCAGAACGGGGTGGACATGGGCCAGAACCGTCTGTTCACCTGGCTGAGAGAGAACGGCTATCTGATCCGGCGGAACGGGAACGACTATAATATGCCGACCCAGAAGGCCATGGAGATGGGACTGTTTGAAATCAAGGAGACCGTGGTGGCTCACGCAGACGGGCACACTGATACCAAGAAAACGCCCAAGGTAACAGGGCGTGGACAGCAGTATTTCATAAACAAATTTCTCGGTACTTAAAACAGCGGCTGGCGGGGCTGGGGCGTCCTGGCCCCGCCGGTAGAAAGCGGGTGATGAGATGGCCGGACGGCCGAAGGAGGGCATTGAGTTCTCCGGCTGGGCCACGGACGTATTTGAAGATCCGAAGATAGACAAGCTGATCGACGGCCAGGGTGTGGCCGGGTTTACGATCTATTTCTATCTTTGCCAAAGGGCCTTCGGGCTGCATGGATACTTTTTGCCATGGACCTGCGATGATGCCGCCAGCGTTGCACGACGGATCGGCGGCGGAGTTGGGTCAAAGGCGGTACAGGATACCGTTGGGCTGTGCTTGCGTATTGGCTTGTTTGACCGCATGCTGTACGAGGGGCACGGAGTACTTACGAGCAGGGGCATCCAGCGCAGTTTTGTGCCGGCGCTGAAAAAACGCCGGGTAAGGTCTGTCATAGCCGATTATTGGCTCTTGGGAGCCGACGAGAGCGTCGGTTTGGTTTTCATACCCAAAAACGGTGGGTAACGTCCATCTGCGTCATGCAAATGCCCATTTGCGGCCTGCGAATGACACATAGGATAGGATAGGAGAGGTATAGGGATAGGAGAGGTAGTTCTAAAGATAGAACTCAAAAAACTATACCATCTACTTCTAACGGGGGGCGCGCTACTGAAAGAGCTCTAAGAGAAGAACAGGGAGCGGCGACTGGAAGGTGGACCCCCGCCCCAAAAACGAGAGGTGCGATTTGACAAAAGAGGACGTATGCAGGACGTTTGACCTGCTGGAACAGATCTACCAAGGCAAGAAGAAGCCGCGTGACAACGTGACGCTGGCAATCTGGGCAGAGATATTGAAGCCCTGGAGCTATGCGCAAGTCAGGAGCGCAGTGGTTCAGAGAGCGCGGGAAAACCGATTTTTTCCGGATCCCTCGGAACTGGCGGCATATCTCCCTCCCATAAGAGACAAGGGGGCAGAGAAAAACGCCCCAGATGGCCTGTTAGAAGCTATGGAGAAAAAGCGGAAGGAATTGGATGACTGGCAGGAGGAGTGGCACCAGGAACTGCGGGAGCGTGGGCTGCCCACATTGCGGGAGGCTGCGGCCCGGGGAATGAGCCCCGGGGAGTGGAATGCGCTGCTCCGGGAGGCCGGCGTGTGGGAGGCTGCCCATGGCTGACACACTATGCCTGAGCTGCGCAAAGTGCTATGGAGACTGCCCGTGGTCTGAGCGGGATCCAGAGACCAAGCGGATCAAATTCCAGCCCGTTCCCGGGTGGACGGCAGAACCGACTTGGAAGCGGGGCTGCGGGGCCTCTTACCATGTGGTCGCCTGCCCGCTGTATGTGAGCGACGGGAAGGACTACTCCGCCGGCCGGGGCCAGAAGCCGAAGTTTGACGTCCGGAAGGTGGCGGCCTGTATGCGGGCCGGGATGACCGATAGAGAGATCATGCGGCGAACTGGGATCCAGTCAGATAGCACGCTGAGGGAGTATAAACGGCGGGCGAGAAAATTGGAGGAACCAGAATGCTGACCATCGTGATCCAGGTAGACGCCCCGCCTGGTCAGGCCATCGGCGTGAAGGAGCACCTGGCCATGTGCCTGGAGCGGTACGGAGACACGCGGGTGGTGGAGATCCGGGAGACCGGGGTGGAGCAGATGAGGATGGAAGGGGCAAAACAACATGAACTGCCGTGGGTGTAGATGGCTGGACGAGACGCGGCCGCAGGGGGCCGGATACTGCTGCACAGTGCAGCGGTCCCAGGACTATCACACCATGCCCTGTGTGATCGACTGTGGGCACCGTGCGCCGGAGATACGCAGGCCAGAGGACCAGCGGTGCGAACTGTTCGAGCCGGGGGATTTTAAAACTAGGTTCAGAAAGGAGAACAACCATGACTGTAGTTTATAAGGGGCCAGGCTGCGCGCCTGAGGTACGGGAGATTGGGAACACGCTGAGAGATCTCCAGGCATGTGTAGGCGGGTACATCGAGACCGTTACGTTGGCCACTGACGCTGTGGTCATCTGCAACGAGGAGGGGCGGCTGATGGGGCTGCCACACAACTGTATTTTTTGTGGAGTGGAGTTTTGCGGGCCCATCATTGTGGCGGGCATAGATGGCGATGAATTTGCGAGCCTGGGGCCTGAGGAGATCTCGGCGATCATTAGCTGGTTTGGCTATGATCCTGATGGGAGGGAGGCAGGAGAGAATGCAAAAAATGAAAATTGATGATCTGATTTCCGCGTTGAGTCAACTGAGCGTCGAGACCGGCTCTCTGGCCTGCCTGGGCTGCGGGCACGAGCACAACTGTTCCACCAGTGGTTGCGCCATCATTCGGGAGGCGATTAAGGCGCTGCGGGATGCGCCGTGGATCAGCGTCAAGGACAGACTGCCCGAGGATCGTGGCAATGTCCTCGTTGTGGCTTTTTGGCATGAGCGGTGGGGTGTTTATATGGGCTGGTGTGCTCCAAAGAGAGCGGAATGGAGTGTCCATGTTGGGATTGGCGACAGGGACGATGTTGCCGTCTCCCACTGGATGCCGCTGCCGGAGCCACCGGAGGTGAAGTGAACATGGACATGAAAAATTTTATACAGGAGCGAGACGCAGCGCTCCTGTCCCTGGACGAGGAGAGGGTAAAAAAATACTGTCGGGCGTGGGGAGTACCCATCCCAGACTCAAATGAGGTGTTCTGGCTGTCGGTCCACAAGGCCATCTGCAATATCACCTCAGCATCCACAGAGCAGAGACGCAGGAGCGCACAGTGGCTGGCAGAGCACGGCTCTACACCGGAAATATGAGGGAGACGTATGGATAGATTAACATTTGACGGGAAATTTTGCGACATCGCCATGTGTGAGTTTACTCCGGGAGGGTCGTTTTGTGAGGAGGGCTACTGCTCCCAGCGCAGGGTATGGGAGCGGTTGAAATCCATTGAGGACATCCTGGGCGATGACTACGACCTGGACCGCCTCCGGGAGCTGGCGGAGGCCGACCGTAAGGGGCGGTGCGTGGTTCTGCCATGCATGAT